GCATGCCGAGCTTCAGGCTGCGCCCGGGCAGCGGTGACTTGCCCGGCGCCGTCTGCGTCAGGATCGAGGTGGCGGGCACCGCCAGCACATCGCCCAGGTTGGCACCCCAGGTGGCCGCATCCAGCGTCGTGGCATAGGTTTGCCAGGTGCCACCCGGCTCTGTGCCTGGTGCCAGATCCACTGTCACCTGCCCAGCCGAACCGGTCAAAGTGACCTGCCCGAAGTCCCCCCAATCCGATGCGACACCGCTGAGGTTGATGGCATCGAAGGACAAGGTGCCGCCCAGATACTGCGACCAGTTGCCCAGCAGGGACGACGGCAGGTACAGCGACATGTTGGCGCCATCGATGTCGGTTTGCGCCAGGTAGCCGCCCGCCTCGTGAACCAAGGTGCCGCCCGTTGCGGTGATACCTTGGGCATCGGTGTCAAAGGTCAAGGCGATGTTGGCCGCCTGGGCTCCGCCCACGCAGGCCGCCGCCAGCATCACCGCGCTCAAGCCATTGCGCATGCTCATGTTCCGGTCCTCCCTATGATTGGTGTTGCCAGCCCGCGGCCGGCCCAATCACTCTAAGAGAGAAATTCGGACACATCTGGCGAATGTAACACGCAGACACAATTGACCATGCAGCAGGCACCGCCTCCCCCGTGAACCGGGGAGGCGCAGGCGCTCAAGCAGCCTGCACGGTCAAGCCGGCTGGGTCCACGTAGCGCTGACGGAAGGCCTCGAAGTCCAGCGTGTCCGCGGCCTCGATCTGCGCCTGTTCGGCCAAGGAGGCTTGCGCCTGCGCCTGCCAGGTGGCGCGTTCAGCCTCCGACAAGGGCTGCGACAACAGGGACTGCTTCAGGTCTTGCGAACAAGCCAAGCCAAAGGCATCGAAGCGGCCAGCATGCTGCGTGCGGATCGCCTCCAGCACCTCATCGGCCAGCGGGGTGTTGTTGTACCGGGTGACGGTGTACAGGCCGCGTGAATCGGCTCGCACCTCCTCCGGTGTCCCGATCGGTAGTGATGCGCGTTCCGACGGGGTGCCCTGCAACGTGAGGCCGTGGTTGTAGAACACGCCGAACGATGTCCCACGGTGGGCGATGGTGCGGTTAAACGCCTGCGGGCTGATCCGCTCCAGGTACTGACCCTGATGGTCGTGGATTTCGGTATCCACGTTAAACACCGCCGCATACGCCTCAACGGTGCGGCCATCGCCGCCGGAACGAATCGTGATGTCCTCTAGCGGGTAGTTCCGAACGAATGCGGTCATGCTGTGCCTCCCTGCGCGGGCGTCTTGCCCTCTGGATAAAGCGCGGTGGGGATCGCGCCCGTGTGTTGCAACAGGGAGAGGTCACCGGCATCAACGGCGGATGCCACCGTGTCCGGGTCGTATCCGCCGCGAATCAGTTCGGTGGCGGTGAATGCCTTTTCCTTGAACGTCTGCGCGCGTTCCATTTCGCCCTGGCGTAGCGCGGCTATCCCGGCGGTGTCGTACCACAGCCGTGTGCCCGTGGGGACGGTGATCAGGGTCGCTAGTGCCGCGGTCGCCGAACGCCACAGCGGGCGCATGGTCAGGTCGGCGAATCGCCGCATGGCCTGCTCGTAGTTGGAATACGTCGCGGCCTGTAGGCCCTCCTTTAGGCCCACGACGATGCCGGGGACACCGGCGGCGGCGGCGATCCGGTTTTCACCGGCGGCCTGCACAGTCGCAAAGTTCATCTGCTCAAACGAATGCCCAATGATCGTCGGATCGGCACCGTTATCCAGCACAGCGGTTTTCCACCCGTTGCGGGGTCCGCCGTGCGTCGCCTGCCACTGCGCAGACAACTTCTCAATAGCGTCATCGTTCAGTTTCTGCGCGTACTTAATGATCATGTTCGGCGTTGCGGCGTTGTCGAAGAATGCGCGTTTGTGGGTCGTCATCGCGCTGTCCGCATTCACCTCGCGCACAACCGGGGTCAGCCACGACATGCCGCGCCACTGCGCGAGCGGGTCGGGGATCGGTGACCAGTGCGCCACCTCGTCCGTTGTGTAGAACTCGGCGCTACCGTCGGCCTGCCCGTTGTTGCGCCGGTAGATGTAGCCCACAACCTGCCGTGAATAGTCGGCGCGATCGTCGGCCACAATGTCCACCCAGTCCGGGCGCATGCGTTCCAACTGGTCCCCGCAGTTACGCACGAACGCCGAACCCGCTAGGGACACGTCCTGCTCCATGCGCGCCAACAGGTCGCCGGTTGTTCCGCCCGGCCACGGGTTCTCCAACAGGGCTAGATCGGCGGTGCCGAACAGCCGCTTGTCGGTGAGGTTCTGGAACTTGAACTCCGCCTCACTGAACAGCATCAACCGGGCAAGGATCACCGAGAACACGATGGAATTGCCCTTGTACCCGTCGGACGCAAACGACGTGAATACGGGCAGCAACGATTCGGTAGTGCCCTGCGCGTATGACGTGGTGTAGACGTTCTGCCATTCGGGCAGATCCGCGCGGGCCGCCTCCTGCGCTGGGCGCAACCGGTCAATGAGTCTCAAGATCGTCCCCCGAAGTCACGAAGCGCGCCGATACCCACACAGGAGCACCCGGCGGCGATCAGTCCAAGCGGGAGAGATAGCCAGGCGATCCCGGCGACGATAAGAACAGCCCCGACGATGACGAGAAGCCACGACAGCAACACAACCGCTCAACTCCTCATAGAAAGAACACCGATGCGTCGGCGGTCGTCGTAGATGCGTGCGTGGAATGGCCCCAGACGGCCAACGTCGCGGCCACTAGCGGGCTGATATCCACGGTGGAACCCTTGCGTGACCACGCCCACGAATCGCCGAGCGGGCGTTTCTGGGCGGCCAGCAGTGCCTCGGTTAATGGCGCCTGGTGGATGTGGCGCAACTGGTCGGCCAGGGCGATGTCGTAGAACATGCCGCAGGCCGATGCCATGTCACGGGCCCCGGTGATGTCTAACGGGATATCTAGTTCCTCTAGCGCCGGGATTAGTGATGCGGCGGGCCCGGCGTTATCCACCACTACCGAACGCGGGCCCCACCGTGCGGCCAATTCCTCGACCCGCTGCGCAACCCAGCCCGTGCCGGGCCGGTATTCCACAACCTCAACATGTGTGCGCCCGTCGTCACGGCTACCGGCGACAACGATCGCCGCGTGTGACCGATCCGGGGCAACATCAACCGCGAACGCGACGGGATCAAGAATCCGTGATCCGGTGTCGCCGGATGATTCCCATACCGGCGACGGGATCACCGGGTCGTAGGTGTCGGCCTCGGCCCGACGGTTGCCGTAGGCGCGCGCGAACTCGGCGCGTTCCATGCTATCGAACTCGGCGCGGATCGCATCAACGGTCACCGTGTGCCCCAGTGCGGGCATACAGGCACGCCAGGTGTCCGGGTCGGATAGGTCAGCGCCGTCGGGTGCCGACCATTCCATGTAGCAGGTGCCGCGCTGCGGATCGTCGGCCACACGTTCCCGGCCCCGATCCACCTTGCCGTTGAGGTACACCGATGACGGGGTGCCCGCCGTTGATGTGACCACCAACTGCGGCTGCGGTCGGGTAATCATCGCCGGGCGCATCGCCTGCTCGACGCGGGCATCCACCTGCGCAAACGCCTCGTCTATGAACCCCATGTCCAGGGTGGCACCGTGCCCGGCCTTCTCCGTCGTCGCAGAAATGCCGTGCATGGACCCGTTGCGCCACAGGATCGCCTCGTTACCGTTCGTCTTACGGACGCGGTATTCGCCGTGGAACAGGGAACGATCTAGCGCCTTAACGTGATCGTCCTCCCACTTCATGCGCGCGTCATTGCGGGTCTGCGCGGTGTAGGTGATCCGTTGCGGCTGATCGAACCCGATTGCCCGGTGGACCGCTAGCGCCAGGATCAGCGTTGTCTTGCCCGACTGCCGCGGGACGGTCAGCACCAGTTCGCGGTACGCCAGGCGTCCCGTGTCCGGGTCAATCTCCAGCGCCACATCGGCAACGTGCTGCTGCCACGGCATCAACGGCGTGCCCAGCGCCTGCGCAACCTTGGCAACCTGCGGGCCAAGGGTGTCGCGGTCGGGGTGTCGGGGTGTCGCGAATCTAGGTGGACAGATCAGCGGCGAATCGGGCGAAGGCATCGTCTGGCACGTCCTCGGGAGTTAGTGCGTCCAGGGTTGCCCGCAG